TACTTATCCTACCCAGCATTACTGGCTTCTTATGATTAGCAGAAACGCCCATTGCACACAATCCAGTTAATGTATAAGGAATATCCATATCATCGGCATTAAGAATAAGAATCTTGTTTTTGTTCAAATCGTTGTTTGCAATTTGAATGTCTAATAAGTCAATTGCCTTATCTCTTTCTCTGTTCTGACGGGCTTTTGCATTAACACAGTTTCTTACAGCCTGAGTACAGATAGTCTCTTCCATACCTTTTTCTCCCCTCTTTGTTGAGGAAACTTTTAGGTCTGGGGTAATGAAGGCTTCAAATAATCTTGCTTTTTCCAAATCTGAACCAACGCGAATAAGAGAGTTAATCAGCGGAGTGATGTAAAATGCAATTCCAATTTGAGTAAGCGGTCCGTCGCCAAGAGAAAATGACTATTTAGACACGAGTTCGGAAAAGAACTTGTTTGTAATATTGCTCAATCCATACTCACAAAGAAATCTGTTTTCTACAGTCTCCATATTCATCATATCACTGATTTCTCCGAGTGCAACAAGATCAATATATTCTCTTGCATAATCTGTGCCGCGGCACTGGTCCACATAGCTAAGAAATTTATAGACAACGCCTACTCCACTAAGAGCTTTATTCTCATAGTTCTCGGAGAGCTGATTATTTACAACAACTGCATACTCACTATAATGGTCTGCTTCATGGTGGTCAAGTACCAAAATGTCATATCCCATTTCAGTAAGTATCTAATGCTCTATATAATCATTACTGGAGCTATCAGGAAGGACAATTAAATCCCACTTCTTTTCTGGCGTAAAAATATCCATAAGGGTTCGGAGTCCGTGCTCCTTTCCTTCCGGGACATGATAGTCAATTGTGAAATCAAAATCCTTCTTTAAATAGTCATTAAGATAGTTATAGAACAATGCAGAAGACGTATAGCCATCAACATCGGAGTCAATACAAAGATAAATCCTAGACCCCTGCTGTAAATGTTTCATCAGCAAGAAATATGCCTTCTCCATATTATCTAACTTAAGTGGATCAATCAAACAGTTAAAGCTCGGATGATAGAAATTCTACAGCTCCTCCTAATCCTCTGGAAGAATATTTCTATCTTTCAATAATTCAATTAAAAAGTCACTTGTTATATCGTGACTTGTTTTTCTAATGTACTTCATCTTACCCAAACAGCCTCCTTATATAATTTCAAAAATGTTTCTTTTCCTCTATCTGTTGGCGAATCTTTTAAATTTAACAGATTTTTATAATCAAAGATATAACCCATTTGACATCTTAGGCTGTACCTTCCACATATTTGATTTATTTTCTTATAATACTTTTCTCGTTCAATGTAATTTTCGCCTTCTTTATCAAATGCAATAAGAACTTTTTCAACGCCCAAATTGAGCAATAATTCCATTTGATAAGCATGAACGCTACTGCCGCATACTGCAACACAAATATTATTTTCGTGCCCAAACATGGTATCATATTGAAGAACAGATTTCTCTGATTCTGCAACAATTGCCATTTTCATTCTTTGGATATTTTCCTTATTCATATTTAATCCATAAAGATTATATCCTAAAGGGTGCGCATACATCTTCCCCTCAATAATGACTGGCATATATTTTCCCATTTCCAAGTCTTCCTCATTAAGCGCACGCCCTCTAATTCCAATTAAGAAATTATCTTTATCATAATGAGGAATAATAATCTTATTCTGGTCAATTGAATACCTGATTCCAAATCTTCTCATGACCTCTTCACTAATTCCGTCATTTAACCATTCTGGCGTAGGATAGAAAGTGAAGGTATTTAGAATGGAGGGGTTAATATGAGGAATCGCTACTTCAATTTCTTTCTTATCATATATCTCATACTCTGACTTATAAACTTGATAGAATCCTTCTTTCTGCTCAGGTTTATAATCTCCTGCGATTACTAATATAATATCCTTATAAAAATTATAAGGAATATTTAGCAACTCATATCTACGCTTAAATAATTCAAAGATATTGAAGTTATCTCCACAATGAGTATAGCAATGAAACTTCTTATTCTTCTTATAATAATACAATTTCAAACTTGCATCCGCCGGGTCTTCATTATGACATATCGTTTTAAATTGAATATATTCCTCTTTCTCTATATATTCATCACTCCCTAACTGGGTAACTAATTCTATTACCCTTTCTGGAGTGAGACTATTTTCAATTTCTTTTAAATCTATCATAATAATTCCTCAATACTAACGTTCTTTAGTCGTTCTTTTCTTTCTCGTTCGTCTCCGAACGCCTTTGTTACTTCATCCAATAATGACTGAGGAGCAATTTCTGGACTAAAGTTTTCAATCAATTGCTGTTCCATATCATCAGTAACTTCTCCTTCATTATAAAAAAGTTCCAAATCTATTAGCTCTTGATCCTTAGTCTGAACGAAATCAACAATTTGAAATTCTCCAATTGCTTTCAAGTCAGGTGTAGTAACAAACAAATCGTACCTTCGACAAGTACCCAAATCCATTTTCGACCAGACTCTTACCATTGTCCATCGTCCTCGACGATTTTTAAAAATATCCGTAACACAATCTGGAGAGAAACTAAATAATTTTTGAAAGCCCGCGACAACTTTCAACTCTTCAATTGAAGGACGAGACATAATACAAGCAAAGTCACACAAGTCAACAATTGCTTTAGAACCTCTAATATTTCTAAAATCTTTAAACCCGTCTCCATCGTCATTACTAATCTGAGTTGCAGTTAAAGTAAAAACATCCAACTCAACTGTAACATTTTTAAGAGCAGTTGTAAACAATCTTAGACATACATCTTCTCTTAATCCCAAATCACGATATTCATTTAACATCGCCGGAGAAGAGAAGATATAATCATAAAAGAAATTCTCGACACCTTTTTGAAGATTATACTTTCTAAAAAGATTCTTTATTACTGAAGCACTTGGGTCAGGAATTTGTGCAGTCAAAAAGTTATCCTTATACATTTCCATGATGTTTAAGGCTTTTGAGATTCGATCCATATGTTCCGGTCCAAAAGTACCATACAGAAACATTTCTTCATTATAACCAGTCAGATAAGCAAGAATCATTGTCTGAATCTCTGCCGGCTCTTGCTCGGTCATAATATAAAGAACCTTTTCAGGTTTTCCTGTTGCAACCCACTTATGATATTTCGGTTCATATCTGATTGGATATGCAATATTACAAGCATCACCAACCATTGTTCTCGTTTTACCAACACCAGAGCCGGCGCTTCTTAAATAAAGCTTGCCTTTTCTTCCTCCTCTGGTTATGGTATTAAAAATGTCACCTTGAAGTCTTACGCCGACTTCTGGCTAAACCTGAAGAGAAGCGATTAAATCCTTAACTCCGTCAAATGCAGAACCCTCTTTAACGAAAGTATTAATGACATAACGATTTTCAAGGTCTGCAATTTCGCCCTTTATCTTGTTAAGAATATCCCCAGTATTGAGTTTCTCAAATTTTTCATTAATTGCAAAATGATTCTCTTCCAAAGGGTCTTCAGAATAGATATTACTTACATCATATCCTTTTCTTTGCAGCTCTCTGATAAGGTTAAGCTTTTTAAGCTTTCTATAATAATATGCAAAGTTACTTGGCTCACTATGAGTTTCACAATCAAGTAAAAATTGTGTGCCATTTTCTCTTTCCATAATATTTTTCGCAATCTCATTCTCTCCAAGATAAGCGTCGATGTCTGTTGCATGAATCTTTTCTGCTCCTCCAACATACAAATTATAAATCGCTGAGAATACAAATTTATCAAGTTGCTGGGAGAAGTCAGTAGGTTCTAGCTGATATTTATCAATATCACTCAAAAGTTCCGGGCGCGCCATTATGCTGCCAAGAATTTGAATGATAGTCTTTCTATCAACAGTTATCATCAATATCGCTCCCTAACTGATTAATGTCAATCATCTTTTTCTTCTTTTTCTGCCCAATATAATCAGAGGGATTATATTTAATTTCAATTCGGTCTTGTTCAAGCTGTCTCTGAATTGCCTTACTAATTTCGTCAGCTTTCTTTGCTTGTTTCTCATAATAACATTTAGCTTCTTCATAAATAAAAGGAATAATACCAATTGAGCCGCGAGCCTTCTCGGTGCTATTCTTTTTAATTTCATAGAAGTACTTTAAGGTTAAAAGCTGTCCACGATAAGGCATTCCCTGTCTCTTGAACTTCTGCATTTGAGTAACATTCCAATCACTGACTGGTTTATCCTCAGAGTATTGACCAAACAGTCTAAAAATAAAATACCATAATGCATCTCTATCATTATTCTGATTTTTAGCCAATGCCAAATTCTCTTCTGATAAATGCTTTTTTACAGAAGACGCAGAAATGCCAAGCTCTCTTGCGACTTGGCTCATATTCTTACATTCTGCATATCTCGTATTGATTTGCTCGATAATCTCTTCCGTAATCTTAACTCGATTTTTCTTCTCCTCTTCTTTCAAGCTTAATGGTGCCGCCTCATATACAGTCAAATATTTTGAAACCGTTGAGACAGAAATACCTAACTACTCCGCGACTTTCTTCTTTACACCAAGCTCTTTATACAAAACTGGAATTTTCTTAATAATTTCTTCGTCAAGTTTCTTAGCCATTCATACTCACCCTTTTCTTTTAATTTCTATATATATTATATCATATTTTCCTACAAAAGTCAATAAAATAGGCGGTACATTAAGTACCGCCTACCAATTAAATACCACCAGTTAAATCGTCTAAGTAAGAAGATGCTTGTGCAGTTAAACTTCTTTCTGTGGTTACTAACTTAACAGTAGCAAAAATTTTAGAGTAAACGGGTGATTTCCTTAAATTAAGCAGTAGTTTCAATCCATTTTTATTTCTAAAGATTGCGCTATCCGCCTGTTTAAGGTCTCCATCAAAGAAAATTCTTGACCCCTCTCCACAACGAGCAATTAAAAGTTTAATATGATCTTCTGTTAAATTTTGTGCTTCATTTACAATGATAATTGTATCCTAAAAGCTACGACCTCGAATAGAATTCATAGGCACAACTTCCAGCTCTTCTCTCTTAATCATTTCTTGAACTTCATCAATACCAACAAGGTCTACAAGTGGTCCGATTTGTCCAGTAACTTTTTCGAGAAGCTCACCCGGCAATGCACCAATATCCATAGTGTTCTCAGTATAAGAGTTATTAGGAACATAAACGATTTTTTTGATTTTTCCTTTTTCAAGCTCTTGTATTGCAAAATTGTTTAGAATAAAACTTTTACCTGTACCGAACTTTCCGCCAGCGTAAATAATTGTTTTATTTCTATCTGAAAGAGCTTCAAATAGACAAGACTATTCTGGATTCCTAGGAGTAATAGGTTTCTTAAACCATTTGTTCTCAATGCGTCCGTCAAAGAAATTCTTTAGCTTGCCATTACTATAAATGAAAGTAGCTAAAGTTTCATAATCCTCTTCTCCATGTCTATTCTTTATCGGTGCGCCCAAATCTTTTACAATGACGAATTCATTTTCATAAAGATGGATATTTTCATCTGGGAACTAATGATTATTCATCATAAAATCCAAATCCTTATGATAACGATTTTCATCGGTTTGCAAGAATACAGTTCTTACACCAGAGTAGCTTTCAGAGTTGCCATAGCCGCGAGATTTAATTCCTTTGATATGTGCCTTAACTTTTAAGTACACATCATTAGTAATCAATTCGCCAAAGCATTCGTCCGCACATAAAAGCAATTTATCATCAACGCTCTTTGAGCAATTCTCATAACAATCTTTGAAAATTATATCAGACAGGTGATGTGAAATTGTGACAGCCGCGCGGCGAGCCTTAAAAGAAGTTTCAAAGTTTGGATTTAACTTTAATCCATCAAGCTCTCTTAAAACCTCTACCAGAATTATTATATCTTTCTCTTCATCAAGTATTTGCGGGAAGTCTAAAAGGATGTTTGTATCTACAATTTTTAGCATTTATACCCTCCTATAAAAATAAGGGGAAAGACTTTTAATCTTCCCCCTTTAGTATTAGAGCAAAGCTCGGATTTCAAATAAAACTTTTCTCAAAGTGTCTACTTGCTCTGGGAGAATTTCACTGAATTTAATTGATTTACCGAATTCCTTTTCAAGAATCTGAGCCGCCTGAGCGTGTAAATCTTTCTGAATAAGCTGACCCCACAATGTCTTTGCTTCCTCCATAAGCTCGTCAAAGTTAGCTTGCTGAGTATATGGATTTTCTTCTTCAGTCGCTGTTCCACCAGTATGAGCAACTTCTTCATCAATTGCGCTATAAATTGCGTCTACCAATTGATTGTAGTCAAGAGAAATACGAGGAACGATATACTTATATCGAGATTTTGCTAAAAATCTATCTCCAACCTCATCCCTTAAGAACATAAATCGCTTACGGTCAACAGAATCTCCATTAGGAATAGAGATTTCTCTAATATAAGCAATAATATCTACCATCTTATTGATGATGTCGAAAGGACGTGCAGGAAGTGCGGGGACAATCATTGTGTACTCTTCTCCCTTTTCGTTCTTATACGTCTTTTCAGTAGAGTGGCTGGTAAAGATTAAACCATAACCACTATATGCCAAATCTCTGAAAGTTTGAGCATACTCCTTTTTAGCAAGGTCATAACCTTGACCCCAAGGAAGTTCTCTAAGTTCATCTACACCATTCTGATTGCAAACAAACTTAGAGCAAAGAGCCCAAGCTTCATCAGCAGTATCAATGGCAATGGCATGGAACTTTTCTTTCAGTTCTTCCTTTCTGCACAACTGATTAACCATCTGTTTCCAGTCTTGCCAAGTCTTAATTGGCTAAACATAAACATTATTCAAGGCATTGGTACCCATTTCAAATCCTGCAATAAGTACCTTATCAAACTGTGCCGCAAGGCTTGTTTTTCCTACGCCGGGAAGACCATAAAGCATTATATATTTACCACGAAGATTTTTACTAATCTGTTGTGGTTCAAGTGAGAGCAAATCAATAGCCATTTAGTATCCCTCCAATTAAGATTTTAGACAAAAGACTATCGGATTAAAATCCGAAGTCTACTGGCTTATTCTTATTGGAAGCCTTTGTGGTTGAAGGATTGTCTGCAAGAGCCTTATGTGCTTCTGCTCTCTCGGTAAGAGCGTTCTTAATAGAATCTGCATCATAAGACAATGCCTCTTCAAGACCGCTAGGAGAACCACCTGTGATGATAAGTTCCTTCTTAGATACAGTTCTGGTTCTAATAATCGGCTCACCAAAACCTTGCTCTTCCTTAATAGTCTCAGTCTTGTGAGTCATATTGATTCGACCAGTTACCTTAACAGTATCCTGTGGCTGCCAATTAGCAGAAATAAACTCTGCTGCGCTACCCTGCGCAATAAGTTCAATCTTATTAGCCTTTCCGCCCCAAGTGATGACAATGAAATCTACAATAATT